GTCACAGAAGACGCAATCTTCTCACCAAGCGCAGTCGCAGGTTGTGTCAATGGAATGCGAAAGCGTGGACCGCTAAAGCCTAACGCTCCTGGTCATCCAAAGAATGTTGAAGGTTATACCATCATTGGTCTTGACCCCGCTATGGCAGGTGCTACTGCAGCGGTAGCGGTTACTTATAACCGTGCTGATGGCAGGATTTATATTTTAGATTGTGCCAATATGACCGAACCTACACCTATGAAGATTCGGGAATTGATGGAAGAGTGGGTGCTGAAGTACAAGCCCCAAGAACTACGTATTGAGATTAACGCTCACCAGAAGGCTTACGCCTTAGATGATGAATTAAGAAACTGGTTGGCTGCTCACGGTTGCCAATTGAACTCACACTTTACTGGCAAGAACAAATGGGACACTTCCTTTGGTGTAGCGTCTATGGCAAGTTTATTTGGAACTACCCGTGACGGTAGATTCCAGGATAATAACCTGATTGAACTACCAAGCAACGAAGGTTCTGAAGGTCTTAAGGCGTTAGTCCAGCAATTAATTACCTGGAAGCCTGAGACTAGAAATGCTACAGACTGTGTAATGGCTTTATGGTTTGCGGTTATCAAGGTTCGTGAGTTAATGCAAAAAGGTTCAAAGTTAACTCAGTATACAAACAACCGCTGGGCTACAAGACAGCAAAGACAACAACGTTACAGCATTAACTTAGATGACGCTATTGCAGAGCAATGGCAAGAAACTTACGGTTAGGATACAAATGGCATTATCAATTGAACAAATTTCAGCAAGAGTTGCCTCACTACGCTATCGTGCTGTAGACCGAGACACTCGTGCCCAAAATGTTCTTGCAGTTCGCAAAGGCGACATTGCTTCCGTCTATCCTGATTTCTTTCCAGAGGGCGTTGACGCTAACGTAGTAGCAAACTTTGTTGACATTGTAGCCCGTGACTTATCAGAGGTTATGGCACCGCTTCCTGCGGTTAACTGTTCTGCAGCAAATGCTGTTAAAGACCGTGCCCGTAAATTCGCAGATACCCGCACACGTATTGCATCAAATTATTTTTCTCATTCCGACCTATCAGTTCAGATGTATTCTGGTGCTGACTGGTATTTAACATATGGTTTCCTCCCGTTCATCATTGAACTGGATGAAGAAGCAAAGATGCCACGTATCCGCCTAGAAAACCCAATAGGTGCTTACCCTGAGTTTGACCGCTACGGACGCTGTGTTGCATTTGCTAAACGATATATGATGACGCTGGGCGAACTTGTTTCGTTATTCCCTGAGTACGAGTATCAACTCCTAGGCAAACTACGCTATGAGCAAGACCTTAACTCTCAGATTGAAATGATTCGTTACTATGACAAAGACCAGTCTGTCATCTATCTACCTACTAAAGATAATCTAATTTTATCACAGGCTAAGAACCCACTTGGTAAAATGATGGTACTTGTAGCCCGTAAACCATCTGTTGATGGTGAAATGCGTGGTCAATTTGATGACATCCTCGGCATCCAATTACTTCGCAATCGTTTTGCATTGCTTGCTATGGAGGCAGCAGAGAAATCTGTCCAGGCTCCTATTGTTCTACCAGCAGATGTTAATGAGTTGCAACTTGGTGGAGATGCGATTATCCGCACACAGAACCCTGCGGGCGTTCGTCGTGTAGAACTTACATTGCCACAAGGTGCATTTACTGAGCAAACATTACTTAACCAAGAAATGCGAGTGGGTGCTCGTTATCCAGAAGGACGTACTGGAAACATTGATGCATCTATCGTTACTGGTCAAGGTGTACAGGCTCTTATGGGAGCATTTGATACACAGGTTAAATCAGCCCAAGCAATCTTTGCAGCAGCACTACGTGATGTTATTGGTATCTGTTTTGAAATTGATGAAACAATCTTCCCAGAAGAAAAAACTATTCGTGGTGTAGATTCAGGTTCACCATATGAAATCACATACAAGCCAACTAAAGACATCAAAAACGATTACTCAGCAGATGTCCGTTACGGAATGCTTGCTGGTCTTAACCCAGCCCAAGGTCTTATCTTTATGCTACAGGCTCTTGGAGGCAAGTTAATCTCTAAGGACATGGCTATGCGTGAGTTGCCATTTACTGTTAACGTAACACAGGAACTTGAGAAAATTGAAATTGAAGATATGAGAGCAGCATTACTAGGTTCTCTAACCGCTTATACACAAGCAATACCACAGATGGCTACGCAGGGACAGGATGCTTCTGAAGTCGTAAGAAAGATTGCTGCCGTAATCAAAGCACGCCAAAAGGGACAAGCATTGGAAGATGCTATTGAGGCTACCTTTGCTCCACAGCAACAAGTTCCTCCTGCTGAGGCCCCTAGCACTATGGTTGAGCAAACGTCCCCTGCTCCCGCTGGCGCACCAGTAGGAGGTCCTCCTCAAGGTGAACCAATGGCTGCACCAACTGCACCACCAGATATTCAAACAATTCTTTCAAGTTTAACCGCAAGTGGAAAAGCAGGCGGAAGAGTAGTAACTAAGGCCTAACAACTAAGTAGGGGACAATGACAACGATTATAGGAATAGAACATAAAGACCGCTGTTTCATAGTTGCTGACAGTCAGACTACTGATGCTGATGGTAGAATTTATTCTCATCCTGAAGTTAAGAAGATTTCTGAGAATGGAATGTTTTTAATTGCTGGTTCTGGAGAAACACTTCCTTGCGATATTGCACAACATATCTGGGAACCACCAGTTCCAACTAAGCAAGACAGAGAAGATTTATATCATTTTATGATTGTGAAGGCTATGCCTTCTTTGCGTAAGTGTATGGCAGAGAATGGTTATAACTTTGAAGAAGATACAAAAGAAAATAGATTTCAATTTATTATGGCTGTTGGTGGAGAGATATTTGATGTCGACCAAGAGTTATCAATAAGCAAATCTGCAGATGGAGTATACGCTGCAGGCTCTGGTGCTACATACGCACTAGGTGCTATATATGCTGGTGCAGATGCATATGAAGCAATGGAAATTGCATCTAAACTTACAGCATTTACAGCAGGTCCGTATATTTCAAAAGAACAACCTAGAAAAATTAAGTAGGAGGAACTATGGCTGAAAATCGTGGAGGAATGCGCCCAACAGCGCCACAGAATAATCCAGCAAATATTTCTGCTACAGGTGGAGCAGGACAATCAGGTACACAACCTGCACGTTACATTTCAGGCCTTCCATATGGCGAGGGACAAACAACTATGGCACAACAACAAAGTGCACCAATGGTTGGACCAAATAAATCTGCTTCATCAAATGCAAATCCTCTTGCTGCAATGATGCCCCCTATTACACCTTTAACTGCTCCCACTGAGAGAGCAGATGAACCATTAACTGCTGGTATGGATTTTGGCGCAGGCCCAGGAAGTGAAGCACTTAACTTGCCTCGTGAACGTTCATTATCTGAAATTCTTGCGTCAATGATTGATATCGACCCTACAGGAGAAGTACAAGACCTTTATAACTTTGTTGCCTCACGAGGTCTTTAATGGCCGAGAAGGACAAACCGTTAACTAAAATTGCTGAGTCTGCACCTGGTGTAGCAACAGCGGCTGCTCAAAAGGCTTTGCCTAAAAATGAAATTAATCAACTTGCTGCAATGGTTGACCTGCGTAACAAGCATAATGAACTTACTTCACTTTCACAAGCAGATGCTTATAAAAAGTTTCAAGCCATGGACAAGGTTACTCGTGATGCTCTAACATCAATCTATAGTCCAAAGTACGCCAAAGAAGATAAAAGTTTTTTAGGAAATATCCTATCCTCTGTTAAGAGTGCTGTTTGGTACGGTGGTGGAACTACAGCAATTGATGCTGTTAAGAATCTTTCATCATTAAGTCCACTTGGAGCATTACAGGCTGGTGGAAAAGCCGTTATCGGTGGAGCAAAGGGTGTAATAAAAGATTTAACTGAAACTGAAGTTGGTGGCAAAACCGCAACTAAAGTTGAAAAGGGACTAGAACTTTTAGTACGTCCTCAAGAAAAGTTAGTTAAGCAACCTTATCAGGCTGCAATGCTAGCGCAGGCAGAAGGCGAATTTGCTCCTTCTACATTTTTACGTTCTCAATTAGAAGGTTTTAAAGAATTACTTCCTGGCGGAGAAGATGCTCTTCCAACAGATGGTTCAACAACATGGAAAAAATATTGGGAGCAGGCTTCTGCACCAAATAGAGTATTTGACGAAAGAGCAGTTGCTGAGTTTAATAAAGACTTGACTCCCGCTGCTTCATATGTAGGTAGATTACTTGCTTCTAAAGAAGACTTAATCGAAAACTTTGAGCAGTATCAAGATAACCCTGGTGTTTTAGATTTAATTAATAGATATGTTTCTGGCGAAGAAGAAGCACTAAAAGAAGTTTCTAATGCTGTAGCAAGATTTGAAAAATCTAAAATAAGTCCTGGACGAGACCGTGCTCGTGCAGTAATATCATTACTTCCTCATGAGTACGAACAAGCAGTTTTAGGTGACAGTAAAGCAAGAGCATTATTTAGTGCCATATCTGCACCAATTGACTTTGCTGTAACTTTTGCCCTTGACCCACTTATTATTGGTGGTAAAATAAACCGTGGCTTAATGGTTGCCAAATATGGATTTATTAAAGTTGGTGAAGGCAGCATTTCTATTGAAAAGGCATTTAGTCGGCCAAGAGTTCGTGCCTATTGGGATGAAGCAGGAAAGTTAATTGAGACTTTTCGTAATGGGGATTTACCAAACAAGGCTCAAGCCCTCAATCGTTTACAAGACAGATTTCCTGAAATCAATATAAATGTAGTTAACGATTTGGCCAAAGCCGATGTACGCAATGCTGATGATGCGTTAACATACTTTGATAATGGTGAACGTTTTACGGCTATATTGTCGGGCAATACTGGTATTGCTGGTAAAGATACGCTTATACCATACATAAGCCGTACCCGTGCAGCAAGCAATAAATTTAAAGATATTATTGCTAAGACTCTGGGAACTGAACGTTATTCAGCACTTGATGTGACCAAAACTCAAGAAGAGTTTGTTAAACAATTTTCTCTTGACCCATTAATTTGGGCAAAGAAAATAGGATTTGAAAAAACTTCTGTTCCTAAAATATTAGCAGCAAAAGACCAATCAAGGCTTGCTAGAATTGATAGAGTAATGCGTGCATTCGCTATTGCTCCTAAAAATGAACGAATCATTAGCATTAGTGATGGTTCTAGTGCAACTCAAATTTTCAGATTAGCACGAACCGTTCTTGATAAAACATCTGCTGGTCAAATGCGTGCAGTTTGGTTAAATGCCAGCGAAGGTGACCGACTTCTTATATTTAAAGGTTTACTTAAAACATTAGGTACTGGTATGGGACTTAACCTATCTAATGAAGGAAGACTTGCTCTTTCTAAACTTGATGATATGTCAAGAGAACTTTACTCACCAAGCCAAAGTGCTGTTGACGTAGGCGACCTTGCAGATGTTCTTAGAACAATAAAAGGTGGCTCTACACTTACCACACCTAAAGGTGTGCGTCAAAAAGTACAAGATGCCCTTACTACAGCAAACGCAGAAGGTAAGGCTATTCGCCTTATTGTTTCTGTAAATGCAAAGATTGCAGAGTATACTCAAC